TATCAGTATGAAGACTTTTATACTTTAACAGCTGTATTTAGAAGGGTTTACGAATAATGACAGCTATAGTTGAAAATGTACAAAAACAAGGTGTTGAGTCCTCAATAATTACTTTGTATCAATTAGAGTATGCCGCCGGAACCTTTGCTTATTTTTCAAGTGGGACAGAGGAGGATTTATCAAATATTGAATTTCGTGATGCAGATGGAACAATACGAAGCTATACTCCTATCCCGATAGAGATAGAAGGATTTGATATTCAGTCCGATGGTGCTTTATCTCGTCCAAAAATGACTGTGGCAAATATTGAAAGTACTTTTAAAAGTTCTATTGGTGGTTTAAGTTTTGAAGATTTAGTTGGAAAAAGAATTACTCGTAGAACCACGCAAGAAAAGTATTTAGTAGGAAACTCTGGGGATTCAACTCCTCCTGTAGAGTTTCCAAAAATAACATATGTTATTGATAGAATTTCTTCAAAGAATGTAATGCAAGTAGAATTTGAACTAGCCGCTCCTTTTGATCTTGCAGGAATACGGCTCCCTCGTAGAGTAATTATTGGTGGAGCTTGTCCTTGGAAGTACCAAGGGGCCTCAACTACTTTGTCCGAAGCAAATAAAGAAGGAGGCTGTCATTGGAGGCTTGATAATAAGCTAACTATAGATGGTACAGATCGATCAATATTTATAAATGTAAATGATGAACAAATATTACCATTTGTTAGTGGTGTTGCTTTAGGTACGGCTGCAAGCGGCACATCTAATTTTATAAAGGATCAGTACTATTATACAACTACAACTCAGCAAAGGTATGATACTGCGGGTGTACTATCTTCTGTAAGTGATGCTTTAACTTATCAATACTGGCAATGTTTGTCAGCAACAACAAGTCAGCCTTCAGCTACAAATGCATCTTTTAGAAAAGTAAGAAGATATCTTACTTCTTATAGTTCTGGTTTTACTTATCATGGATACTTAGATAAAGCTTTTAATCATAATGTGCTATATAATAATATATTATGGCAAGTAAAAAGAATAAGTGTAGTAGGGGTTACTCCTCAAGAAGGAGAATTTTGGACAAGAGCAGATAATTGTGGTAAAAAATTAAACTCATGCTCAATGAGATATCAAGCAAAGTTAAATACAGTAGTAAATAGCCAGTTTACTGCAGTATCTGCAAATAGAAACAATACAGTATCACTACCTTTTGGAGGCTTTCCCGGTGTCATACAGCGCAGAAGATAAGTATATTTTAAAGCATTTATTAGAGGCATACCCAGAAGAAGGATGTGGGATATTACAAAATAAAAAAGGAAAATTAGTATGGATTCCCTCTACAAATGAAGCAGAGAATCCCGAAGAAGAATTTGTAATAAATAGTGATGATTATTTAAAAGCAAGTCTAACAGGAGATATCTACGCAGTAGTCCATAGTCATCCTGATGCTTCTCCAGAGCTAAGTGAGGCCGATAAAAGAGCAAGTGACTATTTAGGAGTAAAGTATATTGTTTATTCAATACCTGAGGGAACTAAAGCAGAGTATAGTCCTAGACAGAATCCTTTGCTAGGAAGAGAGTATAGTTTTGGAAGTAATGATTGTTGGGGATTAGCAAGAGATTTTTATAAAAAAGAGTTTGATGTTATACTTCCTATCATGCAGTTTAAGGATAATTGGTGGGAAGAAGGTTTAAATTACTTCGATGATTTATTTGAAGATTTTGGATTTGTAGAGGTAGCAGAGCCAAAATTTGGAGATATAATTTTATTTAAAATTTATAATAATATACCTAATCATTGTGGAGTTTATTTACAAGAAGATATTTTTATGCACCATGCAGTGAATCGCCTTTCTTGTAGAGAAAGTTTGTATCCTCTGTGGATTAAAAATATATCAAGGTACGCAAGATATGCAAAGAGTTAAATTAGTAGGAGAAATTGCGAAATTTGGAAGTAATTGGGAGACTGATTGCAGAGATATTCGTGATATATTTAGACTAATAAACTGTCAAACCTCTGGGTTTCGTCAGCATTTAATCTCGGCTGCAGAGGCGGGTATTGGGTATGAAATAAAAAGGGGCGAAGATTACCTTGAAAGCGAAGACGAGCTTTTGCTTTCATTAAATAAAGAAGATATAATTATTACAGAAGTGCCTGCTGGAGCAAAGGGAGCAGGAAAAATATTTGCAGCTATAGCAATTGCTATTTTAGTAATTGCTAACCCTGGGACTTTATTTTTTACTCCAGGAGTAGCTGGAGCAGCTGGAAGCCTTACTGCGATTGGGCAGTTCGCAGTAGGGTTAGCAGTTAATCTGGCCTTAACAGGTATTGCTGAGATTATGGCACCCGGCCCAGAATCAGACTCCCAGCAAGAACAGGGGTACTTGTTTGATGGTCCTACAAATAATGTGCAGCAAGGTCTTCCTGTACCCGTTTGTTATGGAGAATTACTTGTAGGGGGTGCTCCAATAAGTTTATCTTTTAAACCTATATTTGAAGGTTATTCAGGATCGGGCAGAGGCCGCGGATCTGTAGCCGCTTTTAATTTTAGACCTAATATTCCTGTTCAAGGTCTTTTAGGGTCTCTACCCAGTACTCCGACAGAAGAAGATGATAACCAGTTTGAGGTACAAAGATAATGACTACAAGAATTCAAAAGCAAAAAGCAATAGTCTATGATCTAATTTCTGCAGGAGAAGTTAGTGGTATTGTTGGTGGCTTGTCTGGTGTTTACTTGAACGATACTGCCATAGCTGACAGAGCTAGTATTGCAAATCTACAGGGCGGCTCTGGCACCGCAAATGTTAGTAGTACTAGTGTTAGTGCTGCTACTAAAAGTTCTGGTAGTGGTTTATTTACTGGTGTTTCTCTTGCAAATGGTCCTAGATATGTTCAAATAATAGGCGCAGGAAAAACTTCAACCCTTTCTACCGCATTAAAAGAAAATGATGATACTATAATTTCTGCAGCAAATAATATTTTTGCATCTAGTATGATCCAACCTATAACTGAAGACTCTGCAAACGGTCCGGTGTATGGCTTCGATTCTCCTGTAAAGTTTTTGGTTAGAATACCTGGTGCTGGTCGAGGAGGAGGAGAGTATACAGGAATTATTACAAGTGTTGGAAGTTCTGGTAGTGGAACAGGTAATAAAGCTACTCTTAAACCTCCTATAGGAAAAAATGTAAATGCAGGTGTAACTTTTGAGATTGATGAAGTAAGAAAAATTTCTTCAATAACAGGAAGTAACTCTTGTACTTTAACAGCGGGCGTTACTAGAAGTGTAACTGGTGCTCCAATAAAACTAAGTCAATCTATTATAAACACTAGAGACTTATCTGCTGGAATAAGTAATGTAAACTATGAAAGTGCAAAAGCTTATTTTAATACAGGAACAAGAAGTCAACCTGCGCATACACATCCTGGAACTAATACTTCTGCATCTTATACCGTTGGCCCTAACTTTGATTTAAAGTGGCATAGCTCTCAGGACACTGGCACGGGGCAAGCAACTTACTTTATTGATGCAGATAGTTTTTCTTTTGCTCAAAACTCAAAGGAAGAAGTTGATAAAGTAAAAATAAACATTGAAATGCCTGGGGGCCTTTCTTTTACATCAGATAACGGTAAACATCATCCCGCTTATATAGAATTACAAATAGTTTTAGAATATAAAACAGATCCTGCACAGTCTTCTTTTACAAAAGAACTTATACACGGCAGAGACTATGGTGGCTCTGATTTTGTCAGTAATGTACCTGGACCTTTTTTCTCTAGGGGTATTGAACAAACACGAGACGTATTTTATGGTACCAAACCAGGTAGTCGAAGAAGCTCTGCTGTAATTGGAGCAACACAACAAAAAACTGCGTTCATAAGAGAGTTTACAGTTGATCTAAAACCCTTTCAACCTCTAGTTGACTGGAGAATTGGTATAAAAAGACTTAGTCCTGAGTCTTCAGTAGATTATACAGATCAAGATCATAATGTTATAGCTATGGCGAGAGTTAAAACCATAGAAGCAATAATTGAAGACAATTTAAGCTATCCTCTTTCAGCCTATAGCATTGTTGAATTTAGTGCTGAAGACTTTTCAAGTATTCCTAAAAGATCGTATCATATTCGTGGCAAGAAAGTAAAAGTTCCTACAAATTACATAACTAGAGAAGAGTTAGGGTCTAATGAGGCTAAGTATACTCGTAATAAAACAACCGGAGCAAATACAAATAATTATGTCACTTGGGACGGCACATTTCGAGGAGATCCAGCCGCCTCTCAAATAGTAAACCAAAGAAAAGTATACACAAATAACCCTGCTTGGATCTTTTATGATATTCTTACTGATAAAGAGATAGGTCTTGGAGATTTCATAGAAGAAAGCGATATAGATAAGTATGCTCTTTTTCAAATAGCAAGATATTGCGATGAACTCGTGCCCGATGGAAAAGGGGGGCAGGAGCCTCTC